AACCAAATTTATATGTGTATAAAATGCAGACAGAAATATCAAGACCGAGCAAAATGGGGGCCGTGGTTAGACGCAGTCAAGTGCTTGCTAAGAAGTACGCAATCATGATTCTACGCGAGGACATGGGAATGACATGGGAAAAGGTAGGCAACGCCATGGGAATGAACCCAAGGGTATGTAATGAACTATATTTGAAAGCCATCAAAGATGAAGCCACACACAAAGATTTATTTAACATACTTTGGTTATGATGAATCCGACAAACCGATGTGCGAGGTATGTGGAAAAATTGCCCAGGATTTACACCACATTAAAGCCCGTGGTATGGGTGGATCAAAGTATCGCGATAACATCGAAAACATCATGGCATTGTGTAGACCTTGCCACGAATTTTACGGGGATAAGAAACAACACATGGATTTTTTAATTATTACACACCAAATAAAAATGAACAAATGATAATAGAAATAAAAAAAATATCGGAATTGACACCCGCCCCGTATAATCCACGGGAATCAACGGAAAAACAAGAATCACAGTTAAAACAATCCCTTAAAAAATTCGGAGTTGTTGAGCCAATTATTTACAACAAGCAAACGGGGTACATTGTTGGTGGACATTTTAGGGTAAGGGAGTTGCAAAAATTAGGTTACACTGAAATTGAATGTGTAATTGTGGATTTGTCAGAGGAAGATGAAAAGGAATTAAACATCAGATTAAACGCAAACACGGGGCAATGGGATTGGGATGAGTTAGCAAACAACTTTGAATTGGAGGACTTGAACGATTGGGGTTTAGAGGTTCCCAATATGAAACACGAACTGGAAGCGGAGGAAGATAATTTTGAGGAACCAGAAAACATTGAAACGGATATTGTGTTGGGTGATTTGTTTGAGATAGGTCAACACCGATTATTGTGTGGTGATTCAACCGATAGCGATGCGGTTGCAAGATTGATGGATGGCCAAAAGGCAGACATGGTTTTTACTGACCCCCCGTATGGAATGAATGCAGTTAGTAAAAGTGGTGTATTAAAGAAAAAATACGGCACAGACATTATGGGGGATTCGGACACAAACGCTGCTAAAGATGCGTTTAATTTAATTTATTCAATGTATCCAGATGCAATACATATTTGGTGGGGTGCAAATTACTATTCAAGTTGTCTGCCAGATTCTGAGTGTTGGATTGTGTGGGATAAAAACAATGGGGAAAGTGACCAAACAGATTGTGAATTGGCGTGGACAAACGCAAGGAGTGTTGTAAGGCAATTTACAAAGGCATCCGAGAAGACTAACCGTGTACACCCAACACAAAAACCAGTTGAATTGATTGATTGGTCAATTAAAAGATTTGCTGAAAAAGCAAATGTGATTGGAGATTATTTTTTAGGAAGTGGGGCAACAATGGTAGCATCACATCAACTCAAACGCAAATGTTTCGGAATGGAACTTGACCCAAAGTATTGCCAAGTGATAATTCACAGAATGCGTAAATTAGACCCAACAATTAAAATTAAAAGAAACGGAGTTGAACTATGAAAGCATGGCGAGAAACCAACCGAACCACACCCATCGATAATGAATGGGTATTAATTGACACAACACAAGTTGCATACATCATGGAAGACCAATGGTATTTGGCCCATGATGATTCCCCAATTGCCACACCATTTATGTGGATGCCCATCCCGATTTTACCAAACGATTGATAAGCAAATGATAAGTAATTATGGCAAACAAAGATTATTTGAAACCCGCCCAACCAGGTGAGGTAAGGAATCCCAACGGGAAACCCAAGGGAACAAAGAACCGAAGCACCATTGCACGGAAGTGGTTGGAGGTAATGCAAGACACAAAGAACCCTATCACGGGTGAATTAGAGAAACTAAGCCAAGAAGATTTAATCACACTTGCAATGATACACAAGGCAAGGAAAGGTGATGTGGGTGCATACAAACAATTAATGGATTCGGGGTTCGGTATGCCCACTCAACAAATTGATGTTACAACCGAAAAACCAATCTTCAACGGCATTGATTTGGATGTGAAGTAATGTTGCAAACCACGACCGCCCAGAGTAAAATTGCCAACCTGCGGAAGCGGGTGCGGATAGTTCGTGGTGGCACATCCTCATCAAAAACATTTAGTATTATCCCGATGCTTATCACATACGCGGTGCAAAACGCAAAGTGTGAAATTAGTGTGGTATCGGAAACCATCCCGCACCTTCGACGGGGTGCAATCCGTGACTTTTTGAAGATAATGGACATGGTGGGAATGTTTGATCCGTTAAAATGGAACAAATCATCATTGACCTACACATTCAGCAATGACAGTTACATTGAATTTTTTAGTGCAGACCAACCGCAAAAATTAAGGGGGGCGAGGCGTGATGTTTTATTCGTGAACGAGTGCAACAACATCGATTGGGAATCATACTACCAAATGGCGATTCGTACCCGAAAGTTTATTTATTTGGATTACAACCCCGTTGCGGAATTTTGGGTGGATAGTGAATTGGTAAACGACCCCGATGCGGAAATGATTGTACTTACCTACAAGGATAACGAAGCGTTGGATAAATCCATAGTAACGGAAATTGAAAAGGCACGGGATAGGGCAACCACATCCAATTATTGGGCCAATTGGTGGCGGGTATATGGACTTGGTGAGATTGGAAACTTACAAGGGGTTATCTTTTCCAATTGGCAAACCATTGACACCATTCCAGAGGATGCAAGGTTGCTTGGCATTGGTGTCGATTTTGGTTATACAAACGACCCCACGGCAATTGTAGCCGTTTATGAATACAATGGTCAACGCATCATTGATGAGGTCGCATACCGCACGGGAATGCTTAATTCAGACATTGCAAAGGCATTACCCAACTTTGTACCCGTTTATGCGGATAGTGCCGAACCAAAGTCAATTGATGAAATTAAAAGATACGGAATAAGAATCAAGGGAGTAACCAAGGGCAAGGATTCCATCAATTACGGAATACAAATAATGCAATCGCAATCGTATTTGGTTACATCCACATCCACCAATTTAATCAAGGAGTTGCGGAATTATTGTTGGGATAGTGATGCCCAGGGGCGAAGCATGAACAACCCCATTGGCACGGACCACGCAATCGATAGTTGGCGGTATCATGAAATGATGGCATTGGGTATTAAAAGTAATTACGGCAATTACGACATCCGATAAATTATTTTTAATTATTTTTCATTTTATATTTGGAATTACAAATAATGGGTGTATATTTGTAAGACAATATGACAAACGACATGAATAACACAAAAGAAATTATCGAAGTACAGTACAAAAATGTAACTGAATTAAAGCGTGGTGATGTATGCTTTATTGAAAGCGGTGACCGTAGCACCACGGGTATTATTATTGTGGAAAGAACACAAGAAAGCAAATCGGGTAAATTTACAACCATTTGGTGTTACATTATTGAACAATCGGATAGGGGTCAATTGGCAGTTTATGCGGGTGACCAAACACATCATCAATATGGCAGATTGTATTATATGAGCAAATCAAATAAATACAATGTTGAAATGATTTCTTAACCGTGGTGTATCGTATCAAAACGCAACAAATTTATAAATTCAAGTTATATAGATATGAAGATTATAGGTTACAAAATTGATTTAGGGGCTATTGATGACATCATGGCATTGGATAAGAATTTTGATTCATTGTATCAAAACCAAGTGGTTCATATTTCACAAGCGTTAAAAGCCACCCAAGCAGTAATTGATAACGCCCAACAAATAGTTCAATTGATTGGCAAATACGAAGGTGCTGCAAAAGAACTGGGTGATAAAGGATTAATTGCAAATTTAGGGTTTCGCAAAAAACAAGCGGAAAGCAGAATCAAGACGGCCACAAGCGAATTGGCAAAACTCAAAGCATTTAAGTAAAAACATTTTGATAAAATTAAAGGGGGCCTAATCGCCCCTTTTTTTGTTTATATCATGTTTATTTGTATCTTTGCTTAATGACAAATTACTTAAAAGCGGATGGATTTGATGAAGCAATGATTGGAATTGATCCAATTGCCCAACGAATTATTTATTCCAAACAAAAAATGATTGAAATTGTATCCCGCCAAATGGATGTGGACATGGCTACGGAATTATTAGAATTTAACACATGGAGTTTTGATGTTGGTAAACACGGCCCAATTTATTGTGATGAAATAAGCATGTTGGAATTTGAGGAAGAATTATGACAAGCCATTACCAGCAATTACACAACCAACGACAAGAAATTAAACGCCTTCGCTTATTGTTAGTGCAGATACAAAGCGAAGCCCTAATCAAAATCCAATCGTTAAAGCGTGAAATAATAAACCCACGGGTTGATTTTAACGATGCACCCAATCATTGGAAGGAAGTATTACGGGCCGTTTGCACAGTAACCGAATTAACACCAGATGAAATACTTTGCCCATCGCGGAAACGGGCATCGTTATACGCCCGTCATATGTTCAACTTTATTTGCAGAAAAAGGTTAGGGATGCCGTGGGCAGAAATTGGGCGGATCATCCACCGCGACCATTCAACGGCAATTAATTCGGTAAACGAGTTTAGTAACATTTTGTACACCGATAAGGAGGTGCAAAGGCAATACGCCAAAGTGTGTGTGTTGCTCAATGAAGCGTTGGAATAACAAAGCGGGGTTTGGTCGTTTTATAATTAATGATTGAATCAAAAACCATATTAGTACCCACATCGCTTAAGGATGTAAAGTTGCATCAAATGTTGGCGTATCAAGGTCTTAAAGAAGACATGGAAGATACGCAACGCCAGTTGGAAGCGGTATCAATTTTTTGTGAGTTGACAATGACCGAGGTCATGGCCATGCCGTTTGATGTATTGCAAAAGGCCGTGGAACGCATCACATTGATGTTGACAGAACAACCGACATTCACCCCCAGGTTCAAAATGGATGGCGTTGAATACGGGTTTATTCCAAACTTGGATGATATGTCGGTGGGTGAGTTTATAGACATTGAAACATACACAAAGGAAACGCACGATTTGTGGAAGGTGATGAGTGTGTTATATCGCCCCGTTACCCATAGCGGACAGAATGGAAGGTATGAGGTTGCACCCTATTCGGCAAACCTTGTCACGGCATTCAAGGATTTAGATTGCAACACCGCATTTGGGGCCATGGTTTTTTTTTGGAGTTTAGGAATCGACTTGTTGAATTCTATCCAGAAGTATTTGGAGGTGGAGATGGCACCGCAGATGAAAACCGCCTTACCAAAAAATGGGGATGGTTTGGAATGGTCTATCGACTCGCTAACCGAAATTTCCTACAATTGGAAAATGTCTATACTCAGACCATTCACACCGCTTTGTATTGGACCGCTTACGAAAGCGACATTGCGGAAATGGAACAAAAAATTATTAAGCAAAGTTACAAGCGATGAACAATAATCACATAGGAACCGCATTCAAGGTATTCAAAGACATCGCCACGGATGAGGGATGGAATTATAGCCACGGCACATTAACGGAATTGGACTTCAAAGCGTTCACGGTATTCCCGTTGATGCACTGCTCAATCCAATCGGTATCGTTGACCGACCAAATTGCATCCATCCAAATGAACATCATGATTGCGGATCGTGTGAACTTTTTGAAAGGCGAGAACGAACAAAAAAACCTAATCACAGTTTACGACAAATACGGATACACAGAGAATCAAAACTATGC